TCAAAACCTGTTGAAATCCTCCTGCGTAGCAACTCGGCGATACTTCACCTCATCGTTGCCTTTCTCCGTCCAAATATCGATCACAAGGCCGATCGTCAGCAGATCCAGGTCTGCGATGGAGATACCAACCTCGACGCAGCGCAGGAGGAACAGGGGCGTGGTCATTTCCCGCTCGGTGCGGGAAGGTTTTTTTTAGAGTCGATGGCTGTGGCCATGTTCTCACCCCAGAGCTCCAGGATCTCCGGAAGCACCTGGTAGATGGAGAACATGTCGAACTGATCCAGCCACTCGTCAATGGTGCCGGGAATGGACGGATCCGCGTGATAGGCCATGATATAGGCGACGTTTTCGAAGATCTCCAGATCCTCGATCTGCAGCTCATCGCCGTCCTTTGTGCGCCGAGTATAGGATTTCTCCAGCTTCGACAGATCTTTGAAGATGTCCCGCTTGAATTTGGCTCTGTAAAGGCGGGGTACCGTAGCAGACGACCGGAACGGTACCTCTTTGCCGGAAATCGTGATCGTACGTTCAATCATCTCTCGGACCCTCCTTAGCCAGCGCCCTGGGCGGCAGTGCCGGTTGGGAGATACACAGCGGAATACCATCCAGCATAGGTGGCGGCATCCGTGGTGTCGCCGGTGCGGGCCTTCACCAGACCGTCCGAGCGCGGGTCCGCCGTGATAGACAGCTTCTCAGTCCCGGGCTCGATACTGTCCTCTTTGGTTTCCGATTCAATGGACGGCCGGGAGGTCGTGCAATTATACAGCACATGCCGGATGCAGTTGACGTCGCCGTCAAACTCGAACAGCAGAGCGAACTTCACGCTCTCAATGTTGTTGCTGCGTTCCACAAGGACGTTTTTGCTGTCCAGCGTCTCCTGCAGGATTTCTGTACGGAACCACTCCGGGATGAGAGCGATCTCCAGATCCCCGGAATAACCGTTATTGGTTACGGATCGGAAGTACACGATACCATCCGCGTAGAACGGGTTGGACTCTCCCTCGGCGTCCAGGGAGATGCTGACCGCGCCGGGGATGGCCTGCGGGGTAGCGTAGGAGAACGTGGTCTCGCCGTCAACCACAGTCTCGGTCAGCTTGGCGGCGTGGACGTTTTTTAGATTGTATTTGACTTTGTTGCCCATGGGTCATGCCTCCAGTTCAAAAGAATACAGGACCTCATACAGAAGCTCGGATTCGATCCAGACTTCTGTTTTTTCATAGAAAACGCCGTGCCTATCCAGCACGGCCTCGACCATCTCTTCCACCTCCGGGTCCTTGGCATCGGTGTAGAGTTCGATATGCGCTTCAGTTATCTTGTAATACACCCGGCCGTCCGCTGAGAAGTTGTCGCTCCCCGGGAGTAGGTATGTGATGAACGGGGGAGACGGCGATTCACCCTCCGCAAAATGATCGTAGGCGGACGGGATATTGATGTCTGCCATGATCTCCAACAGCTTATCCATCGCGCAGCCCCCTCATGATTTCCTGCTCCAGCTGCTCCTCACCGTGTGCCTCCGCCGGAGCGATATGCGGTATGGCCCGGACACGTCCGCCGCCGCGTTTAGCATGACCGTGCTCCAGCAGATGCGCCAGCATGTATCGGGACGGGGAGTACACAGTGACCTCCAAAGCAGTGGAGGATTCCTTCGTTTTCTTCGTAGTCCAGCTCTTGGCGTAGCGACCGGATCGTACCGGCGCGGAGGAGCGGATTTCTGATTTCACTGTATCTCCCGCTCGTTTCACTGCAGTTTTCACTGTCTCCGTGGCGAGTTTGTTATACTCTTCCATTTGCTCCATGACGGCGTCTGCCAGCCCGTCAATAGAAACCTTCTTCCCAGATGACATACCATTACCTCTCCACGAGCTCAGTATGGAACTTCCTGCTGTGAAAGCGAAATCCCATCTCGTCGATGCTCAGAATATTGTAAATACGGTCACCCAGGCGGATGCGATACTGCTTGGAATTGACGGCGGCAGTTTCAGATGAGTATCGTACGGTGAAATCAAGCCGGTCCGCCTCAACGGTATGGGAAGCCGATTCCTCTTCACCCGCAGATATGCCGCTGGTAACAGCCGTTGCCCAGCAGGTGAAGAAGTTGGTCCATGCGGATTTGTGGTTCCCGTACTTGTCTACCACGGTCTCATTCCGCTGTATGGTGATCCGTACCCGGAGTCCGGAGATGTTCATATTATGCCGCCTTCCCGTACTGAGAACAGCAGGTTCCGAAGCGTCATCACAAGATCGTGATGATCCGCTTCCTCCCGGTGCTCAAATAGGTATCCGAGCGTATATAGGATCGCTATACGGAGAGAAGCGCGAAGCGATATAAGCTCCGCGCTGTCATCTCCCCCGGGATCCGCGTTCACAGCAGACCAGGTTTCATCCGTCAGCCGGCCGATGTCGCGCGAAAGCAGTTCTGCTGAGAGAAGGAGGCTGCTGATAACGGCGTCTTCATCCGAGGAATCCACCCGGAGATATTCTTTAGCTTCGTCCAGAGAAATCAATGCCATCAGCGGCCTCCTTTCTGTTACTCTTCAGTCTGATCGGTATCCGCGGCCATAAGGCCTGCGGCTTTGAGCTTTGCCAGAAGACTGTTAAAATCCTCTTTCAGAGCGGCAACAGTAGTTGCCTCGCTTGCGGCCTGGTTCTCCATAACAGAACCACTGCCCAATGAGGAAAGGAGCCCCTCTACGGAGCTCCCTTCGTCGATGATCAGCTTTCCGCCGATGTGGGTAACGTCGCCGCCCTGTTCGGTGTAGTTCTTGGCGTTGTAGCTCATGGCGGTCACGCTTTCTGCTGCAGGACCTTAATGGCCTCGGGCAGGATCAGCTTGCCGTCCACACGCTCAGAGCCGCGGAAACCGACCTGGCCGGTAGCCGCGAACAGCTCATCCAGACGTTTGAAGGAGCGGCCCTGACGATCCGCAATCCAGTAGTAGCTGAAATCGCCGAAAGCCACGGTCTTATTGCCAGCATCGACGGCGGGCATATAAGACGAGGAGACGATGGGACGGCCCAGAATGGTATCGGGAGTGTTGGCGACCAGGGAAGGCTGCCACAGGTACTGACCGTTGCCGTCCTTCAGCTTGCGGATAATCTGGATGGTGGAGTCGTTCAAGAGCCACACCGCCTTCCGGCGATAGGGCACCCGCAAGGAGTAGAAAAGATCGATGAGATTGTCCGCGGTCAGGGTGGTAGAGGAAGTCGTGGTGACACCGACCTCCGCGCCTCCGGTCGCATTCAGAATGCCGATGGGTTTGCCGGTGCCATCGCCGTTGATGAAGGACTCCTCCTCACGGGCACCGATGCGACGGGTAAACTCGTTCGCAATGTACGACTCGATATCGAACACGGAGTCGTTCAGCAGCTCTTCGGATACCTTGATCATGGTGCCCAGCTTGTAAGCACCGATAGAAATCTGGCCGAAGGAGTCATCGCTCTCCAGGTAAGCTCCTTCCTCATCGATCCAGGACGCGGTGCCCTTAGAAGCCACCAAGGGAATCTTCCGGTCGCCGGTAGAGGTCTGGATCACATGGGCGAGGCGGCGGAACACGTTCTCTTCCTCCAACGCCTGTACCAGAGTGCGCTCATACTCGTCGGGGACGAGGTAGCCTCCCTCGGAATCGGTGCCGATCTGCAGTGCGTTGATCACCTCGCGGGCGGGAGCTTTGGATCGCATGGCGTTCCAGAAGTTCCTGCGATACTCATCCGAAGCGCGGCCGGGTTTCTCCGGGGGATCCATACGCATGGGCTTGTTGGTGATGGGCGTGTTGACGGCACGGGCCAGCTCAGCGTCCAATGCCTCTTGGCGCTCGAGCCGGGAGATCTCCTTGCCAAGGTCAGTAATCTCCTGCTCCATGCGGGTGTAGGTGGCATCGTCCTCCGCGGACAGAATGCCATTGTCGGGACGGTGGGAATCGAGAAAAGACTTCGCGGCCTCCCACGCCTTAGCGCGTTTCTCACGCAGTTCATGAATGGTCATCTCATGATCCTCCTTCAGTTTTTCAAAAGATTAAGCCGCTCCATGAGTTCATTCACGGAACGGCCATGCGGGGTGGTATCAGGTTCGGATACGGGTTCTGGTTCGGGAACGAGATCTTCTTCCGTTTCCGTTGTGGGAGCGGGCTCCACGGTTTTTACTGAATTTGCTTTCACTGAAATCTTGTTCAGTAATGTATTCGCTACAGCCTTACTGGAGTACGAGTATGCGGGAGCATCCCCGAATCTTTTCTCGTCCGTGAGCAGGTCGTCCGCGAAGCCTAGCTCAATGGCACGGTTGGCGTTCATCCATGTCTCTGCATCCATCAGGTGGGAGAGCTTTGCCCGGGTGAGATTGGTTTTGATTTCATAGGCGTTTATGATGCTTTCTTTCACCTCATCCAGCATGCTGATTGCCCGTTCCATGTCCTCATGATTCCCAAAGGCTGCGGTAATGGTATTGTGGATCATCATAAGCGCCGTGGGGGCCATGAGAACTGTGGTTCCGGCCATCGCGATGACGGATGCCGCAGAGGCCGCAATGCCATCGATCTTTACGGTCACATCATCCTTGTAGTCCATGAGCATGGAATAGATCTGACTGGCGGCAACACAATCACCGCCCGGGGAGTTGAGCCAGATGGTCACCTTACCGTTTCCGGAGAATAATTCGTCCCGGAACATCTGAGGAGTGACATCGTCATCGAACCAGCTCTCCTCAGCGATGGTTCCGTACAGCTCAAGAACCCGTTCCGGCTCCAATCCTTCTTCTGCCTGATTCTTCCACACCCAGAACTTCTTGTTCTTCTTCATTTTCAGGATCGTCCTCCTTTCCGTCCGAAGTATTGATATCTGCAAAAGCGCCCGCATTACCAAGCGGGAGCATATTGCCGTTGATAAGATACAAGTCCCCGCCGTCTTCCGGAGGGATACGGTCTAGATTTTCCAGTTCCCGAATATCGTTTGCAGACATCCAACCGTTCTGCCGTGCGACTGCATATCCGTTCATACGGCTCTGATAGTCTCCGCGGAGAAGCCCTTCCAGATTGAATTTCACAAAGAAGGTTTTCTTCTCCTCAGCAGAAAGCAGCGAGCGCATAAGCGACTGCTCCCATCGTACGACCCAGGGATCCAGGGTGTATTTCACGAATTCCAGAGACTGTTGTTCGATATTAGAAAAGCTCGACTTTTCCAGATCCCCGACCATGTGCGGGGGAACACGGAAAATTCGAGCGATCTCATTGATCTGGAATTTTCTTGTTTCCAGGAACTGAGCCTGCTCCGGGGAGATGGATATGGGCGTGTATTTCATGCCCTCTTCCAGGACGGCCACCTTGCCGCTGTTGGAGCTGCCACCGAACTGCGACTGCCATGCCTCCCGTACCCGGGACGGATCCTTGATTGTACCCGGATGCTCCAGCACGCCGGACGGAGCAGCGCCGTTTGCAAAGAACTTAGCTCCATATTCTTCGGTCGCGATGGCGAGACCGATCGCGTTTTTGGCCATAGCAATGGGGCTGTATCCGACAAGGCCATCAAACCCGAGGCCGGGGATGTGAAGCACGTCTGCCGGTTTAAGGATCACTGTAGTTCCTTTTGTCGTTGGAGCATCCTCCGGGGATCGCTGGTAGGTGTAATACAATTGGCCCTTTTCATCTCGATCCACGCTCATCTTGTTCGGCATGAGAGGGTACAGAGACAGTACTTCACCTTTGCCGTTTCGAATGATCTGGGCGTAGGCGTTGCCCCACAGAAGAAGATGAGTCATGAGCGTTTCACGAAAAACGAAAGAACTCATTTCAGGGTTGGGCTCATCATGGAGAAGAAGATACAGCGGATGGTCTATGGCCTTCTGTTTGCTGCCGTCCGCATTGTACTGGTAGACATGAAGCGGCAGCCCTGCAATCGCCTCGGCAAGGATGCGGACGCAGCTATACACTGCAGTCATCTGCATAGCAGAACGTTCATTCACGGATTTGCCCGCGGAGCTTCCGCCCATGAAGAACGTGTAAGCGCTACCGGATGTTCTGTTTTGGGGCTTGTCCCGAGAACGGAACAGGCCGGAAAAGATGCTCATAGGAAATCAACTCCTGTTAAAATGAAAAAGCAAGCAGCTCTGGAATGTAAAGCCGCGGTATGATATGGTATAATACAGCATGGGGTTGATACTTTGGATGGTGATTCAGACGAAATGGTTGTTTTTCTGCTTCTTGGTTTTGAGCGAATTACCGTCTGATGTAATTGCAACCAGCGGTTGACAAAGTTCCGCATCCGGATGGTGGTGTTGCAACCAGGGAAAAAGGTAAGATGGAGCCACCAAAGGAGGGTAATACCATGAATCTTGCAGACAGAATACTGGAGCTCAGAAAGCAAAAAGGTATATCACAGGAAGCGTTGGCAGATAAATTAGGAGTCAGCCGGCAGGCAATTAGTAAGTGGGAATCCGAGCAAAGCGTACCGGAACTGGATAAGATCCTGCTCATGAGCGATTTCTTTGAGGTCACAACGGATTATCTTCTGAAAGGAATCGAACCGGCAACAAAAGAGAATGAAACGGGCAAGCGCATCGGGAACGCACTGTCACTTCTTGCTCCGTTCATGGCTTGGGTTGGCTTTATCACGTCCTGCGCGTTTTGGCTTGAATTTCAGAACGCATTTGCCATCATGAACGGCTTTATTTGGCTGATTGGTTCAGTCGTGATTATTTATGTGGCCAAGCTGAATCACTGTATTGATCAGAAAGCGGTGGTTCGTTACTGGATGTTCGCATTCCCCGTGTTCAGTTTTTTCCTGTTATCGCTAATGTATAATCTTATGAGCTCCTTCATTTTGGCGCCGTATCCGCTCATTCTCGCCAACCACTATGTTTTGCTAGGGACGATGGCACTTGTGTGGATCTGTGCAGTTGCAGTAGTTGAGATTCTCCTGTATAGGCGAGTAAAAGCGTGATAAGCGGGAGGCGTCTTAGATAAACAGCAATCCTCGGCTGTCATATACGGATTCGGTGGTGTCATTGCCACATCGGATGGCTCGATCCAGAGCCATGATGGTGGCGATGGCACCATCAATTTTCTCTGTGGATTTTTCTTTATCTGCCTTAATGTTTCCGGCGGGATCGGTGCGGATGAAGATGTTGTCCATCATCCATCGGAGCACGGGATGACCGCCGTGGGCGATTCGCTTTTCCAACACCAGCTTCATAAGTTCCTTCGTGGGAGGGCTCATATCCTTGAAGCCCTGGCCAAA